CAAGCCGTGCAGCAGGGCACTGTGGTACGATATCAATGGCGACGAACAGTCAGAGAGCTTTACGCCGCAGACAAAGCTCAAGTTCATTGTAGGTGACATTGTTGAAGCACTGCTGGTCTACTTGGCCAAGGAAGCTGGACACTCTGTGACTATGCAGCAGGCAGAGGTAGAGATTGATGACATTAAAGGACACATTGACTGCTTTATAGATGATGAACTGGTAGATATTAAATCGGCCAGCTCATACAGCATGAAGAAGTTCGTGAACGGTACGCTACCTGATGACGATGCCTTCGGTTATATCAGCCAGATCAGCGGTTATGCTAATGCGTTCAACAAGAAGAGTGGTACGTTCTTGGCGTTCGATAAATCAGGCGGTGAGCTAGCTACGTATACCCACCATGAGCTGGAGGATACTAGCGCCAAGATCAGCAGCATCAAGCACGATGTTGCGTTGCCTGAGCCACCTGAGCGACACTTTGACACACAGGTTGACAGACAGTCTGGTCGCGCCAAGCTTGGCATTAACTGCTCATACTGCTCTCACAAGCACACATGCTGGGGGGATCAGTTGGAAGTCAAGTTCCGGTCCGGTCGCCCGGTGTTCTTGGTAGGCAAAGAAAAAGTTGTACAGGAGACGACAAGTGCACACGCTTTCTGATGAGCAACTTCTTGATATCAGTCAAGCCTACAGCTGTGAAGAAATCATAGATTTGCTGGATATTGATCCACTCAGGCTGCTAGACTTACTCAGGGAAGAGCTGTGTGAAAACATCCATAAATTTAATCTAAGGCCGGTAGACTGCAATGACTTTTAAATCCAACGAGAATCCTATGTTCCGCTCCAAGTTTAGCGAAGACATATTTCGGCACAAGTATGCCCATGAGGGGTGCATGACTTGGCACGACTTGTCCAAGACCTTGGTCGATGATGTATGCGGAGGCCTGCTTACAGAAGAAGAAGTGAGTACTCTTACAGAGATGGTAAGGGAACTTAAATTTATCCCCGGTGGCCGCTACCTGTACTACGCCGGTCGTCCTAACAAGTTCTTCAACAACTGTTACCTGTTGAAAGCAGAAGAGGACAGTCGTGAAGATTGGGCTAACCTTAGTTGGAAGTCTGAGTCTTGTCTGATGACGGGTGGCGGCATTGGCATTGACTACTCTATCTACCGCCCCGAAGGCTCAGGCCTGAGCAAGACAGGCGGCTTGTCCAGCGGCCCTATCCCCAAGATGCAGATGATCAACGAAATTGGTCGCAGGGTAATGCAGGGCGGTAGCCGCAGGTCTGCTATCTATGCCAGCCTCAATTGGAAACACCGTGACATTGGTGCGTTCTTGGCCAGCAAGAACTGGTATGACATGGATGTAGGGAAGACAGGCTTTACCGTAGGTCAGGTCAAGGAGCAGGATTTTAATTTTGCAGCACCCCTAGACATGACCAACGTTAGCGTAAACTATGATACAGAATGGCTGCTCAATTACTGGAAGACAGGCCAGGTTGGTGACACATTTATGACCAACATCAGGCAGGCGTTGAAAACAGCGGAGCCTGGTTTTAGCTTTAACTTCTTCGACAAAGAAAATGAGACACTCCGTAACGCTTGTACTGAGGTTACCAGTGCTGACGATAGTGATGTCTGTAATCTTGGATCAGTTAACATGGGCCGCATTTCTAGTCTTGCAGAGTTCTCAGAGGTAGTGGAGTTAGCTACCAAGTTCTTGGTCTGCGGCACGCTGAAAGCTAAGCTGCCCTATGATAAAGTATATAAGACGCGAGAGAAGAACCGTAGGCTTGGTCTTGGTCTGATGGGTATGCACGAATGGTTGATCAAGAAAGGCCAGAAGTATGAAGTCAGCACAGAACTTCACCAATGGCTCTCAGTGTACAAAGGTGTCAGTGATAAAGTCAGTAGAGAAACTGCTGATGAGTTTAGCACTACTCGTCCTGTTGCTAACCGGGCCATTGCTCCTACTGGCAGCATTGGTATCCTTGCTGGTACTTCTACTGGTATTGAGCCTATCTTTGCTGTTGCGTACAAGCGTCGATACCTTAAAGGCGGCAGCAAGTGGCACTACCAGTACGTTGTAGACAGTGCAGCCCAAGAGATCATTAACCTGTACGGAACCAGTCCCGACAAAATCGAGTCTGCCCTAGACTTGGCCAGTGATTATAAACGCAGGATAAAGTTCCAAGCTGATGTACAAGACTATGTGGACATGTCAATTAGCAGCACGATCAATCTGCCTGAATGGGGTAGCAAGCTTAACAATGAAGATACTGTTGAGGACTTTGCTAATACTCTTGCTAGTTACGCTCACAGGCTGCGAGGTTTCACGGTGTACCCTGACGGATGCAGAGGGGGACAACCTCTTAGCAGTGTGCCTTACGGTGAGGCTGTAGACAAGCTGGGTGAGGAGTTCGAGGAAGGACTAGAGACACATGACATCTGTGACATCACGGGTCATGGCGGAAGTTGTGGAGTCTAAGAGCCCCTGTGTGAACGTGTGTCATCTAAAGAACAAGATGCACGATATGATCTGTATAGGTTGTCTGAGAACGCAAGAAGAGATTGCAGATTGGATGACCTATACAGAACTTGAAAAAGACAAAGTTCTATGGAGAATTAAAAATGTACGGTAATGTATTCAGGTCTGGTAGAGAGACTGGTACAGACGATCTCTCCCCAGAGTTCTGTCAAGCTATTATCAAACTAGCTGATAACTTGGAGGAACAAGAAGCCACGGTCAGTCAAGATCAGAGGATAGAACAAATTAGGAACAACTCTATGTTTGCCATAGATGATCCTAATTTCATACAGACTGTCTTGTACAGCGTCTTGGCTGCAAATTTGCAGCAAGGTTGGAACTTCGACATACAAGGTGTGCAGACGCTCCAGCTTAGTAAGTACACAGTGGGGGAGAAGTACTCTTGGCATATAGACTATGACCACAAGGAACAAGCTAGAAAGCTTACGTTCAATGTTGTGCTAAATGATGAGTACGAGGGGGGTGACTTCCAGTTCAGCTGGGGGTCACCTAGTGCTCCCTACAGGAAGAGAGTGATCAAGGAATGGGCTATGCGCGTACCCGGCAGGATCGTCATCTTCCCCAGCTACTACTACCATAGGGTAACACCAGTGACCAAGGGTGTGCGCTATAGCTTGACCGGGTGGGCGTATGGTCCGGCATTTAGATAGGAGTATTTTCCTCATTAGCAGCATCGAACGCCTGATAAGCATCCATCCTACGCAGACGAGCGGGATTAGAACGTTTTAAAAGTTGTCTAGCAGCGTCCGGTATGGGGGCATCTCGACTAATAGGTATTGCCTGAGTGAGATTCATATCTTTTAGGAGTAAATCCGCCACATGCCCAAGCAGACCGCCACCAAACAGGCCACTAAAACCTTTAACTAACTCTTGGTCGGGGACATCAAAAAGCCCATCACCGGGAACGCCACCTCCTATACCGCTTTGGGCGTTCAACAGTGGACTTTGAGCTGCCTGTTGCTGTTCTCTCTGGGCATTTTCCTGTTGCTGGGCTATGAACGCAAGAAGACCTGGGGGTATTTCCTCTTCATATGGTTTCTGCACAGGAGAAGCGTAGCCCATGAATGGTAAAACATTTTGATAGATTGATTGCATAACTACCTCTAGTTCAGATAGGAGAATCTGATCCGAATGTGACTTCATCGCAGTGTGCAGCCCAGCCTTTGAACTGCCCTGCTTTTCTACTGTCTTCCATGGCTGCACTGAAGATTTCCACATCTGGGCAGTTTTTTACTTCCGCAGCGCTGCTATGGAACGATCCGTCGTTGTTCCAAAGCATGATCATCACCATCAGTTTGACTGTAAACGTCATGGTCATTCCCTCTCTATCGTTTGTGTTCCCGTCTGTTCAAAGTGTACATCTTCTTGCACTTGCACTCAGTACAGGAACATTTGTCACAACCGACTGAGTCGCAGTGACATGATTTATTGCATGTGCAATCTACGCAGAAATTATCGGGGTCTTTGTTTTTCATAGTTACCTTGCGTTTTTAACCACCGAAGCACCAAAGTACAGTCCCACAATAGCACTGAGCA